AATGACCTGCAACAGAACTACAAGAACAGATTTTAAACCGAGAATGTATTTTACAGGCAACCCCGGGGGTGTTGGTCATAATTGGTTTAAAAGGTTGTTTGTAAAAGGGAATTATGAAAACGGAGAAGACCGAAATGACTACGCTTTTATTCCTGCGACAATTGATGACAACACTGTTTTAATGAATTCAAATCCTGAATATGTAAAAGTTCTCGAATCTTTACCCGAAAAGTTAAAACAGGCACATCGCTTTGGTAACTGGGATATTTTTGACGGTCAGTTTTTTGAAGAATTCAGAGATGTAAAAGAACATTACAGTGATGGTAAAAACACACATATTATTGAGCCGTTTGAAATTCCTTACGACTGGCAGATTTACAGGTCTTTTGACTTCGGTTATGCTAAACCATTTTCTTGTGCATGGTGGGCGGTTGATTATGATGGCAGACTTTACAGGATTTTAGAATTATATGGTTGTACCAAAAGTGCGAATGAAGGCGTAAAGTGGCCACCTGAAAAAATATTTTCTGAAATCGCGAGAATAGAAAAAGAACACAGATGGTTAAAAAATAAAAATATTATTGGTGTTGCAGACCCGTCAATCTGGGATGCTTCGCGAGGAGAAGCTATTATAGAGTCAGCAGTTCGTCACGGAATATATTTTAATCGTGGTGATAACAAGCGTTTGCCTGGTTGGATGCAGGTGCACTACAGATTAAGCTTTGACGAGAATGGTGTACCGATGATGTATATTTTTAATACTTGTAAAGGGTTTATCAGGACTATTCCTGAACTTAAATTCAGCAACACAAATCCTGAAGACCTTGACACAACAGGTGAAGACCACATTGCAGACGAGGTGCGTTATATGTGTATGGCAAGACCTATTGCCCCGACTATAAAAAAACAGGATGAAGTTTTAGGGGATGACCCATTAAATTTAAGAGAGCAAAAAAGATATAAAAAATATTCATATTAAGGAGAAATAATGAAAAAAGAAAATAAAAATCAAATAAATTATTTAAAAGAAAAAGAACAGGAATCTCAGTTCAATCAATCTATAAACACAATAACAAAAGAAGATATAGAAAAAGCATCAGAAATTCTTAATAAATACAAAGAGGGGAAAACTAATCTCGAAGCAAGAATTATAGATAACGAACAGTGGTTTAAAATGCGACATTGGGAACAGATGAGAAACGGTACGGGCGAAGAATTCTCATCAGCATGGCTTTTTAATTCAATTGCTAACAAATATGCAGATGCAATGGATAGTTTCCCGAGAGTGAATTGTCTGCCCAGAGAAATGAGTGACAAGGAATCGGCTGAAATTCTGACAGAAATTCTTTCAGTCGTTTTTGAAAGAAATGATTTTGAAAAAATTTACAGTGATACATGGTGGTACAAATTAAAAGCAGGTACAGGTGTTTACGGCATCTTCTGGAATCCCCAAAAACAAAATGGTTTAGGAGATATTGAAATAAAACAACTCAACCTATTAAATATTTTCTGGGAACCCGGAATAAGAGAAATACAAAAAAGTAAAAATATCTTTTATGTTGAATTGACCGATAACGATGTTTTAATGTCGATGTATCCCAAGTTAAAAGATAAATTGGGTGCATCTACAATAGAAATTTCAAAATACATATATGACGATACGGTTGACACAAGCAATAAAAGTGCGGTAGTCGACTGGTACTATAAAAAATTTATAAATGGTGTAGAAGTTTTACATTACTGTAAATTCTGCAATGGTGAAATTCTTTACGCTTCAGAAAATGATTCTGATTATTACGAAACAGGTTTCTATAGCCACGGCAAATATCCATTTGTATTTGACACCTTGTTTGTTGAAGAGGGTACACCTTGCGGATTCGGTTACATTGACATAATGAAAGATGCACAGAAGCAGATAGATATTTTAAATAACGCTCTAATAAAAAATGCTGTTATGGGTACTAATAAGCGGTATTTTATAAATTCTTCAGGGGCAGTAAATGAAGAAGAATTTGCCGACTGGAGCAATAGTTTTGTTCATGTTAATGGTAGCAATTTAGGTGAAGACAGTATAAGAGAAATCAGGACAAACTCAATTCCGGAAATTCACCTTGGTATTCTCAATAGTAAAATTGATGAATTAAAAGAAACAAGTGGCAACCGCGATTTTTCACAAGGTGGTGTTTCAAGTGGTGTTACTGCTGCGTCGGCAATTGCCGCCCTTCAGGAGGCAGGCAGTAAACTCACTCGTGATATGGTGAAAAGCGGATTCAGGGCATTTTGTGAACTGAACAAACTTGCAATAGAACTTATAAGAGAGTTTTATGATGAGCCAAGATTTTTCAGAATTGTTTTACCAAATGGCAATGAAGAGTTTATAAGCTACGATAATACAAGCTTATTAAATGCGCAGGAAAGCGATGTTTTCGGCGTTGCGATTGATGGAAGAAAACCTATTTTTGATATAAAGGTAGTCAGTGAAAAATCAAGTCCGTTTACAAAAATAAGTCAGAATGAATTAGCACTCCAGCTTTATAATGCGGGAATGTTTAATCCTGAGTTACGCGAACAGGCAATTATGGCAATAAATATGATGGATTTTGAAGGTAAAAGTGAGGTTCTTAACAGATTGAGATGATTAAAATATGACAAAAGTTTTTTATAGAGAATATTATGACCGTTATTTGCTTATAGTCGAAGGTCATTCAGGTTTCGGTGAAAAAGGGAAAGATATAGTTTGTTCAGCGATATCAATATTGATATACACATTATTGAATGTTTTGAAGGATGAAGAAAGTGACAAGCGTCTTATTTTAAGACGAGAAGTAATAAATGATGGTTATTTTTGTGTAGAAATAGAACCATTTGATTTTTCAAAACAAAGAACAAAAGGAATTATAGATACAGTAATAATGGGAATTACACTTTTGAATGAGGAGTATCCCGAATACATAAAACTGGAATAATTAATTTCGTTATATATCTTGCAAGATTTTATATATATGACACTTCGGAAAGACGATGAGAAAGGATTTTTTATGGTAAATAAAAAGAAAATTAAATTGAATTTGCAATTATTTTCAGACAACGGAGATGGTGCAAATTCCGAATCGGGCGAAAATATTTCTGTTGACGCCGGACAGGTTGAAAATGAGGTAACTGCAGATGAAGAATTTCAAAGTCTTATTGATGGTAAATTCAAGGAGCAGTTCAGAAAAAGAACGCAGAGCATTATAGATAAGCGGTTCAAGGAAACAAAGCAGTTAGAGGAGTTTAAAAGCTCGGTAGCACCATTAATGGAAAAACTTAATGAAAAATACAATATTGAAAATGGTGATGTGAAAGGTTTAACCGAGAAAATTTTTAGCGAAGAAAACGAGATTGATAGCAAAAATACGATTAAAGAAAAACAGAATAATCTCAAAGACCAGGTTTCTTTGTGGGTAAAAGAAACTGATGAAATAAAGGAAATATATCCTGATTTTGATTTAAAAAATGAATTAAAAAACAGTACGCTTTTCGGAAAACTTTTATATAACGGTGTACCTTTGAAAACTACATTTGAAGTTATTCATAAAGATGAAATCATAGGTGGAGCGATGAGTTATACAGCACAGAAAGTGCGTGAACAGGTTGTAAAAGGAATTGAAGCCAAAGGCAGAAGACCTTTGGAAAATGGAATAGCTTCTGAAAGTGGAATTGTTACAGTAACCGATGTCAATGCTCTTACATCTAAAGATATTTTAAAAATATTAAAACAAGTTGAAAATGGTGCAAATATTAAATTTTAAAATTCATAAATGAAAAGGAGTTAATATGACAAATTATAAATTAAATCTTCAATTATTCGCAGCAGGTGATGTGGTAAATGCTACAACAAGTACAGAACTTTCAGTGAAATGAAAACTTTTTATGATAAGACACTTATCGCACTTGCTTCACCTTATCTTGTACACGACCAATTTGGTCAGAAGCGAGATATTCCGAAGAATGGTGGTAAAATTATCGAGTTCAGAAAGTTTTCTTCACTTCCTAAGGCGCTTACACCGCTTACAGAAGGTGTAACACCAAGTGGTAATAAACTTAATGTTACAACTGTAAGTGCAACTGTTGAACAATATGGTGATTATATTGAGCAGACAGATTTACTCGAACTTACTGCAGTAGATAATACAATTGTAGAAGCAACAAAACAGCTTGCTTCTCAAGCGGGTCTTACAATGGATACAATTGTAAGAAATGAACTTGTTGGTGGCACCAATGTTATGTATTGCCCAAAAGTAGTAGACGGCACAGAATCAACAGTTGCAATCAGAAGTCAGATTGATAAAGATACACTTTTGAGAGTTAAAGATGTATTTAAAGCAGCGGCAGAATTAAAGGCAATGAATGCACCGAAAATTGATGGTTACTATGTCGGAATTATCCACCCTTATGTTGCTTATGACCTTATGCAAGAAGCAGGCAATCAGTGGATGGAAGTGCAGAAATACACAACTCCCGAGAATATGCTCAATGGTGAAATTGGTTGTCTTGGTGGTGTGCGTTTTGTTGAAAGTACTGAGGCAAAAATCTGGCGAGAGGGTAAAGAGGGGTGTGCTGTTTTTGCTACACTTATTCTCGGTGCAGATGCTTATGGTGTAACCAGTGTTACAGGTGGTGGAATTGAACATATCGTAAAACAAAA